AACTATATGCAGGATTCACGCGTTACCCCTCAACTTAAGTTTCTTCGTACACAAGTTTTGCACACAGCAAGGCGGAATTTGCAAACAAACAACCACTCTTACACCTCTGATTAGGTGTGACTTAGGTCGTCGGTGAGCCTACGATAATCGGCAAATCCGTGAGATTCGGATGGGGGGGGGTGCTTTAACTGCATCCTTCTATTTTTTTGCATACCTTTGTGCATGGCATCCGCAGAAACCGTAATCCTCGACCTATACCGCACGGGTGAAATCCGCAAAGCCTGCCTCACCATCACGGGGGGTGACCCGCTTTGGAGGGACTTGGAACAGGAGTGCGTCCTCATTCTGCTGGAGAAAGACCCCGCCAAGATTCTGCAAATCCACGAGCAGGGTTACTTCAAGTTCTATGTGGTCCGCCTCTTGCTAAACTTGTACCGAGGCAAGAACAATCAGTTCGCTCAAAAGTACCGTCACCACGACCTGCTCGAAGAATTGGACCCCGATTCGCCTATTCCCCAGTCGGAATATGATTCCCTCATGGACGACCTTTGGGCTATCGCCGAGGCGGAGATGGACACTTGGGCCAAGGACGGGGCGTTTCCATACGACAAAGAACTGCTCCGCCTGCACCTTCGCACGGGGAACATGAAGAAACTTTCCCGAGACACGGGCATTCCGTACCGCAGCATCATATACTCAATCGACCAAGCCAAGGCCAAAATCAAGGCCGCAATCCAAAACCATGGACACGCTGATATTTCCCCTGCTGATTAGCAGTTTGACCGCCCTCGCCATTGCGGAGTACCATGTCCTCCCGCAATGGTGGTACAAGACCTGGTTCGCAAGGCACAAGCCGTTCTCCTGTGTCACCTGCCTGACCTTTTGGGTTGCGGTGGCCCTGACCCTTCCAACCTGCGGTTGGGTTCTCGCTCCCGTTTACGGCCTTGCCTCTGCCGGGCTTACCGTTGTCATCTTGCAAATCACCAACCGATGACCCAAGACGAGTACCTTCTGGCCACCAAGCACCGCCACTATTGGGAGCAATATCAGGCCGCCCTGTTCATGCGGTTAAGCCCCGAAGCGGTCCACGACCTGCAGACAATCTTGGTAGCCCACGGCAGACCCAACACAAATTGGTGGTGCGCTGACTGCGTAAAATCGGCACTTACCTACATTTACCAAGAGGCGGACCAATTCGCCCAAGACAACCAGCAGACCGTTACCCATGCCCTCAACCAAAGCCCCCAACGATGAGGCCCAAGTCCAAGCACGGATGGATTCGCTGATGATGGTCATCACGACCCTCTGCGACTGCATTGGTGCGGTGGATGAATCCAACTCGCCCAACGCTTTTGCGGTGAAGATGAAGATTGTGGACAAGATTGATTCGCTCATAGACAAAATCGAATACTGATGACAGGCCGACCCCCGATATGGAAAACCCCCGAAGAACTTTGGGAGGCTTTCGAAAAGTACAGGGCCGAGAACAAGGCCAACCCGTACCGAGTGCAGGATTATGTCGGCAAGGATGGGGTCATGGTGTACAGGGACAAGGAGAGGCCCATCACCTTTCGGGGCTTTGAAGGATGGCTTGCGGAGAACGGTTACTGCTTTGACCTTTCGGACTATCGGAAGGGAACTTCGGAGATGCACAAACGGTTTTCCCCAATCATCACACGCATACGGGCCACCTGCGACAAGGATATGCTGGAAGGCGCAAGTTCGGGGGTTTATTCCGCCAACATTGCCGCTCGCTTGCTGGGCCTCGTGGACAAGCAGGAAAACACCGTCACCATCGAGCAGCCGCTTTTTGGCGATGGACTTTAAGTACACCACCGCCATCAAGAAGATTCGGGCGATGACCGCTCGGAAGAAGGTGATACAAGGCGGGACAAGTGCGAGCAAAACCTTCGGCATCCTTGCGGTCCTGATTGACCATGCCGCCCGCCATCCCAAGTCGGAGATTTCCGTGGTCAGCGAATCCGTCCCTCACTTGCGACGGGGAGCGATCAAGGACTTTGCCAAGATTATGCAATGGACCCATCGTTGGGTTCCCGACCGCTGGAACAAGACCCTGCTCCAGTACAACTTCGCCAACGGGTCCACGATTGAGTTCTTCTCGGCGGATTCGGAAGCACGGCTCCGTGGGGCAAGGAGGCAGGTACTCTACATCAACGAGGCCAACAACATCGACTTTGATTCCTACTACCAGTTGGCTATTCGTACCAGTCAGGAGATTTACATTGACTTCAACCCCACCCACGAATTTTGGGCGCATACGGAGGTCTTGCCCGAAAAGGATGCCGAGTTCCTCATACTCACCTACCAAGACAACGAAGCACTTCCCGACACCATCCGCAACGACATCGAACTGAATCGCACCAAAGCGGAGCATTCGGCCTACTGGGCGAACTGGTGGAAGGTGTACGGGTTGGGCCAAGTCGGGACGCTACAGGGTGCGATATACGGCGACTATACGGTGGTCGAGGGTATAGACCCAAGCACGATGAAATTCGTCGCCTACGGCCTCGACTGGGGCTTCAGCAACGACCCTACAGCCTTGGTCGCCGTGTACCGCAGGGGTGACGACTTATTCATTCACGAACTGCTATACCATCGGGGCTTGACCAATAGCGACATCGCCACCCGCTTGAAGGAGTTTGGCATTACAAGGGCTTGGGAGATTGTGGCCGATTCAGCAGAACCGAAGTCCATCGAGGAAATCTATCGGCTGGGGTTCAATATCAAGCCCGCATCCAAGGGACCCGATTCAGTCAGGCAGGGGATAGATGTGGTCAAGCGGTTCAACCTTCATGTGACCAAGGATTCCGTGAACTTGATAAAAGAACTCCGCTCGTACACATGGGCTACCGACAAGGACGGGAAAGACACGGGGGTCCCGATAGATTCGTACAACCACGCCTGCGATGCCCTGCGATATGTGGCCCTTAACAAACTCGCCGTCAGTAACTCAGGGAAGTACTTGGTGGTGTAACTTTGCGTAATTAAACCCCCACAAAATGAGCGACGGATGCTTTTTGGATTCTTGTGGCTATAATTGCGGATGCTTAGGCATACAACTCTAAACCCCTAAACCCATGAATCTATCCCAGTTAAACGCCATCGGTAAAATGTGTGAAGAATACGGATGCTTACCAGTTTTTTTGGCACTATTCTTGGCACTATTCTTTGTGCTTGCTATCTTGTGTCTTATTGCTTATTTCACCTTATGAAACCAACATTAACCGAGAATCCCTGCTTGATATCCTGCTTATCGTTGGGCGGGTTGTCGGTTGGTTGCTAATCATAGCGGTATTACGATTGCTCTTGGTTTTGGCAATCGTCCGCCTCTTGACCCCACTATTCCCATGAACCTCGAATCCCTCCTTGACCTCGCCTTGGCCATCGGTCGGGTCGTGCTGGCCTTGGTGTTTATCGGCTGCATCTTAACCCTCCTCATGCAATGAAACTCATCCACTACTACCACATTTACTGCGGCGGAGGCGGGCAATGGCAACTCATCATGCACCAACACATGATGGCCCTGTGCAATTACGGGCTGATTGAACAGTTGGACGAAATTCGGGTCGGCATCGTCGGCCCACCCGACCAGCGGAAGTTGGTGAAAGAAATCTTGGACAACTCGCTCGTGGCGGCAAAGATTAGAATAGTTGTGACCCGCACAAACGCATGGGAGCAGGCGACCCTCACCGAGATGTACAAGGCGAGCCAAACCGAGGATGTGGCCTACCTGTACGGGCATACGAAGGGGTCCGCAAATCCTTCCTTGGTCGCCCAACTATGGGGGCGCAGTATGATATTCTTTACCATCGTGGCTTGGGAGAAAGCCCTTGCGGAACTGGAGAAAGTGGACTGCGTTGGAACGCATTGGCTTACCACCGAGCAGTTCCCCCAAATAGCAGACCAAAACAACCCCGACGGTTACCCATATTTCGCAGGCAACTTTTGGTGGGCCAAGTCAAGCCACATTCGGGAACTTGGCGAACCCGTAAGGGAACACCGCTACCAAGGGGAGCATTGGATTGGGAAGAAACCGAACACCGTTGTTTTTGACCCCAACCCAGGTTGGCCCGACCCAAGCAAGTTCGTGATAACCTTTTGACCATGCAGCAGAAACCCGAAGAAATCCTCAAAGGCTTGGACTACGGCCACATCTACACAACCGATGTAAACCACATCCTTGAAATCCACAACACGGCCAAGAACCACGCAAAAGGGCGCGCCTTGGAACTCGGCAGTTACCTCGGACACTCAACCCTTGCCATTGCGATGGCGGGCCTTGAAGTCGTCGTGTACGACACCGATACCAGCGTAGAGGACAAGCGCAAAGCCCTGCTGAAAGATTACAAGGTGGAGTGGAACAACGCCCCATCCAGCGAAGCCCTCAACGAGCAGCGGTACTTTGAGTTCATCTTCCACGATTCGGACCATGGCAACGGCATGATTCCCGAAATGGTGCGGCTATTCAACGAGCGGCTACTCAAAGGCGGCACGATGATGATTCACGATGCGGAACTGCTGACCATCCTTAACCTGTTGGGTCAGTTGGAACCACACGAACACCGTAGCAGTTGGGACGGAAGGGGACGGCAAATGCTGACCATCATTAAGAAATTATGACCGCCAAAACCTTCATATTCTGCCACGATGCGGAAATCGTAAAGGGCTGCATCAACGGGGGACGCTTTGACCTATTTGACGAGTTCCGCTGGGTCATGCTTGGCCCACGGGATTTTTCAAGCATTGCATCCATACCAGGTCTAATCATCGCACGGGACTTGCCCGACAACATCGAGCATCACCGCAACCTTGTGGCGTGGACTGGATGGTACGCTTTGGCCCGCAACGGTTACATCCAAGATGGGGACATCGTGAATCTATTTGAATACGATGTCACTTACAACCAAGGCCAATTTCGTCAACTGCCTCAATGCGGGTACTTCCAAATCCCCGTGGACACCGTTCCTTATTGGCAATGCGGCCACAACTACGACCACACATTAAGACCTTAACGGGCAAAGGTTCGGTGAATTTACGGCCCCGATGGTTCCCGTGACCTCCAACTACACGATGGTTTGGAGCGATAGCCCACCTCCAACTGACCTTGGACTGCAATTCACCAAAGGATTGACCGAATTGACCTATTGTAGGTCATGTCCTTGAGCGAGCATACTCGCAGCATTTCGTCGGCATCCCCATGCAAGCGGGTGCATTCAACCACGCCTTCGCCAACTCCCACGGGTTTTAGCCATGCACCTGGTCGGCATCAATTACGCAACCGCCGAATATTGGCCCGCCGCAAGGGAGCAAGGGATGTACTATCCCTTCCCAGTTACAACGGTCACGGATGAAAAACGACCAGGTAGGGGCAACGATTGGTGGAGGTGGAAGCCGAAAATACATCTTGGACGCTTTGCTGGATTTGCAGGACGACGAAGCCCTGCTTTACCTCGATGCCCAAGATGTGCACACGGACGAGTGCTTTGACTTTGCAAAAGCGATGGCTGACCGACAACCCTATCCTCCTGCTACCAAAACTTCCACAACCACATCTCCTACACCAAGGGCGATTGCTACGCCTTGATGGACTGCTTGCAGTTCTTCAACGAGGGGCCGATGCAACTGGAGGCNGGGTTTTTGGGATTACGCAAGACCGAGGCTAATATCGCCTTGATGCAAGAGTGGCCAAATGGCTTGCGGTTGACAAGGTCGTGAACGATGACCCCAGCGAATACCCGAATCACCCATCGTTTATTGACCACAGGCACGACCAAAGCGTGCTGACAAACCTTGCCCTACTGCACGGCCTTCCGATGGTCGTGGTTCCTTCCGGTACATTGCAACGCAAGACCGAAACTATGAAACTCCAAGACCTCACCATCGACCAGTTCCAACGCATCGCTGCGCTGGAGTTCTCGCCCGTGCTTACCGACTACGACAAGCGTGCAGGGGTCGTGGCGATAGTGGAGGGGGTGGATGTATCACTCGTCCGAGAAATGCCCGCCAAAGGGCTTACTAAGCGTTACAAGACCATCATCGCAGAGTGGAACGAGTTACCCACCCTCGCTTACAGGAGGCGGTTCAAGGCAGGCGGCAAGTGGTGGATTCCCACGGTGTTCACGGATGAGTTAACCGCTGGACAACTGATTGACCTTATGGACACGGACACCACGGACGAAAAGAAACTCGTCCAAAACCTGCACCGCATCATGGCTACGCTATGCAGGGAGGGCGGCTTCCTCGGTTACTTCCCGAAGAAGTACGACGGGGCAAGCCACCAAGAGCGGGCCGAACTGTTCAAAGCCCACGCCAAGATTGGCGATGTTTGGGGGGTGGTCAGTTTTTTNTTTTGCTAAGTTACCGAAAGTTACTTGTAAAGTTTTGAGCGACTATTCCAAGCACCTGACCAAGGGGATGCAGGGCCAGTAACCAACCCCCTCGCTGGGTACGGTTGGCTGATGGTGGTTTGGCGAATGGCGAACAAGGATGTGCTTGAAGTTTGATGCCATCTTTGCGATGAAGGCGGTGGAGTTCCTGAACTATGCACTACTCATCCACGACATCTTGGAAGCCGAAAGGCAAGAGGCGGAGCGGATGCGGCGTAAGTAGGACACTATTCGGTGGCTGGACATTTACCAGCATGGAGTTTGATGTATTTGTCGGAGGGTCAGGCAAGAAACTGACCGACTTGCAGAAGGAGGCCTTGGCTGACTTCGGTGTGAGCCTTGCAGATGGAGCGATTGAGAACAAGTCCTATGCCTTGGTCACCAAGTGGCTGGAGGGTGTGGTTAGGCTCGCCAAGCAGAACCTCGCCAACGCCAACGCCATTGCCAGCAACTCCCTTGCCCAAAGCATAACCGTTGAACCCATCACCCTGACCGATTCCTCCTTCGTGGTGGCTATCAAGGCCAACGATTATTGGAAGTTCGTCGACCTCGGTGTCAAGGGAACGCAGAAGAGCAACCGTGCGCCAAATAGCCCGTTCCGATTCAAGGGCAACCCGATTCCCATCCGACCTTTGCAGGAGTGGATTGCGTTCAAGGGGATTCCGTTGCAGGGCCGAGATAAGCAAGCGGCGAACAGGTCGTTTGCCATCAACATCGCCCGAAAAATCAGCAGGGAAGGCTTACGGGCCACCAATTTCATGTCCAACGCCGCCACCAAGGAGATGGTGGATGTGTTAACCGAAAACATCGCCGAAGTCCTCGGCAAGTCCATCAGCGTCGCAACCGTCCGATAACCCATGTCCATATCCGTCCTTTCGGGTTCGCCCCTCGTAGCGACCCCCGTTTACAACAAGATGCTCTACAAGGTCAGCGGCTCGCTGATTGCACAACCTAATTACCGCTATGTCTGCGATGTCAAGAACCCCGCAGGCACGACGCTGGCACGGCTGAAATGCGACAAACTACCGACCACCAACTTCGGATTCTTTGATGTGCAGAGGGTCGTGGAAACCTTGATAGCCCCGACCGCCCCATCGCTCACGCAGACGGGTTTCGTGGAGCATTCGGGGTTCTATTCGGGGTATCGGCTGGACTTCACGCAAGAGTACGGGAACACCCCCGTCGTCACGGGAGCGACCACGACGGTCAGCGGGGTGATGGCCTTTGCGGGGAACTTGGAGCAGTTGGAGCTTGCTGACTGGAGCCTTGACACCTACTTTAGATTCGGGAACACTTTTACATTGGTGCGACCTTTAACTACCCCGACAGACTTCACGGTGTACCAAGGAGGCAGCAACTTCCTTGCCATCAATGGAACAAAATATGTGGCCGCTGGCTTTGATTCATGGCTCGCATCAGCACGGGTCGCTTACAAGTCCGTCAACTACGACTTTGCAGTTACCCCAAACCTTTCGGGAACTACGGATTTTAATATCCAACGCTTTGCTTGCGGACCTGGACAACTATCGGGCAGCATTCCCGCATTCAGCGGAGCGGTTGAGGGCGATTTCTACACGGTGCGGTTTGTGTCAAATGCGTCAAGTCAGTCACCTGCAACCACCTTCACCTTCGGCCCATGCCAGCGGTTTGATTCCATCCCCGTACACTTCGTCAACAAGTATGGCGGGATAGATTCGTACACCTTCACGATGAAGAACCGCAAGCGGGCCAACATCCAACGGGAAGTCTTTGGGTATAACTCCGACGTGTACGCAACCACGACCTACAACAAGGTTTGGGCGGGGTCGTTTGACTTCGTGTACGCCTTGAATAGCGATTGGCTGACCGATGCCGAATCCGAGTGGCTCATCGAGATGGTGCGGAGCGGTTATGTGTGGGTTGGAACTCGGTGGAACCCTTGTGGAAGCGGTGGTCAATGCCAACCAGTATCAATTTGTAACCAGACGCAATGACCGCCTGACGCAGTTGCAGTTGGAAGTTGCCGTAGCCTATGACAACAACATCCTATGAGCGTCACGCTGATAGCCTACCCGACCACCAGTTTCGTGAACGACTTGGCGGCGTGGAACAACTTCAACACCCGTGCCGATGCCGATGGAGCGGACACCAAGGAGGAAGCCTGCTTTGACTGCTTGTATGCGAGATTTGCACCCCTCAACGGGATGCCTGAACTCGCTTATGTCCTTGACACGATGGGCGGGACGGATATTGCGGTAACCTATTCCATCGGCGACATTGAAGATGTGACCAAGCAACGGGGTAGTTTCAGCAAAACCATTACTCTCCCCAACACCCCGACGAATCGGGCCTGCTTTGCGTATGCCTACAACATCCAATCCTTTGTGGGTGGATTCCAACCCAACAAGCGGATTCGTGCCGCTATGTGGGAGGACGGGGTGCAGGTATTCAGCGGAGTGCTGCAACTGCTCTCCATGAGTAAGACCAAGGGAACCGTCACCTACGAGGTGGGGTTGTTTACGGACAATGTGAGCCTGTTCAAAGCCATTGAGGGCAATATGCTCGTCAACACGGCGGGCGTTACAGGGATGAACCACACGCCCAACAGCGGCCATGTGAGCGGCACTTGGACGGCAAGCGGTGCGGCATCGAGTGGATACGTCTATGGGGTGGTGGATGCTGCTGGCTTCACGGACATCCTCAACGTGGGTGGCGGTTGGTTTCAGGCTCCTTGGTGGAGGCTCGGACCGAGCATTTATGTGAAGAAGATGGTGGACCTCATTTTCACCGAGGCAGGGTTCCGTTATTCCAGCACATTCTTTAATTCGTCCCTGTTCAACAAGTTGGTGATGCCCTACGCAGCGGGGACGATGCCCGTCAACTTGTCGGGGTCCAATATCCTTGCTCAAAGTACGGGAAACACCAATATATTTTTGCTTACAAACTATACACTCAATTTTCCTAAAGATACCCCTGCACCGTTTTACGACAACCCAGGATACTGGGTCGCATCGTCCAGCACCTTTGTCGCACCTGCGACCGATACAAGATGGAATGTTGACATCAATTTTACCTTAAGCGGGTCGTTTGTGTCGCCAGGTGGGCAACATCGTTTTGTGTGTAGTATGTCGGTAAGGAATTTGACTGCTGGTACTGATAATGCGGTAATTGGAAATTTTGATGTAGTAAATAACCAAGCCACAAAAATTACCTTTGAGAATATCACTATACCAGCAAACACTACCGCAAACATTGGGTTTCGTGTTGAGGACATAAGGAGCGGAGTAACTCAACCCTATACGCTTTTATCGGGCGCAACAGTTCAATGGACCTGTCTTGAAAACCCATCCAATATCGGGGTGCTGGATATGCGGACCGCACTCCCTGCCGATGTCAAGCAGAGCGACCTCCTGCAAGATTTGCAGAAGATGTTCAACCTCCAGTTCATGCCTGACCCGCAGGACCCGAAACTTTTGTATGTGGAGCCTTGGAAGGACTTCTACTCATCGGGGTCGGTGGTGGATTGGTCGCAGAAATCCGACGAGAACGCAGAGCAGAACCTCACCAACGGCGACCCCAACGCCTACACCAACATCGTCTTCAAGTATAAGGACATGGGGGACTATTTATCCAAAACCTACAAGCAGTCCTATCCATTGGCCCGTGAAGGCTACGGGGGGCGAATATTCAACACCTCCAATTTTTACGGCAAGGGGGACAAGGTGGTGGAAACCCTATGCGGGACTTTGATACCCGCATCGTTCAGCACCGACAAAATAGTTGGAAGAACTTGGGACATTGATGGAACGCTCGCAAGCGGAACGGTCAAAGCCTTGCAAACTGGCTACCGATTGGCGCAGTATAACCTTATCGAAGGGCAGACCGAATGGGCATATCAGTACGGGGTCAGCGGGTAATTGTAGCCCTATCCGTCGGTATCCTTAAGATGCCCTTCGTGTCCCACATTGACAACCCNTACTCCCCGAATGTGGACCTCACCTTCGGGCAGCCAAGATTGGTGTACTACAACGCCGTGAACGCAAGCGGNAACCCGTTTGCCTACACCAACAACAACTTGTACAACACCTACTGGCTCAACTACATCAACGAAACGGTGTCCCAAGAAGCCTTGCAGTTGGAACTCACGATGCTGCTATCATCGGTGGACATCTACCAACTTTGACTTCCGCAAGCCTGTGTACTACGGAGGCATCCGTTGGCGGTTGCTGGAGATTCGGGACTACCTGGTCGGGCAGATGAAGCCGTGCCGTGTAACGCTAAGACGCATCCTCAACCTGACCGAGTTTGCCGCAAAGTCCACATCACCACCAAGAAGCGACCCGTCGGGACTGTTTAACGGTCCGATTGACCCCGACCCCGTTGACCCAGGCTATGAACCACCCGTAAACCCCGAACTACCCTCCGAAGGATAACCATGGCAGATGTAACCAAAGAAATAGTCCTCGAAGTAGGGCTTAAGGATTCCACCGCCGCTGGCACGACCAGCGCAAAAGACCCGCCTGCGGGAACTCCAAAAAGGCGTTTGATTGATATGTCCCTTGACAGGACAAGACGGGACGAAGGCATTCCGTGAAATGGAAGCGGAGGCGGGGAAACTGAAAGACCAAATTGGGGACACCCAGCAGAGGATTAAGAACCTCGCCTCGGACACCCGAACCATTGACACCTTCGTCGGTGCGGTGCAAGGTATTACTGCTGGCTTCCAAATTGCACAGGGTGCGGCGGCACTATTCGGAGATGAGAACGAGGACCTGCAAAAAGCCATTTTGAGAGTGCAAGGGGCCATGGCTCTCGCCAACGGGGTGCAGCAGGTGGCCAACCTTCTCAACAAGGATAGTATCTTGATAACCCAAGGCCAAGCAGCGGCGCAGGCACTCTACGCCGTGGCGGTGGGAACCAGCACGGGAGCGATGAAGGCGTTCAGGATTGCACTCCTTGCAACGGGTATCGGTGCAGCGGTTGCAGCGGTAGGTCTGCTTGTGGCCAAGTGGGACGAACTCACCGCAGCGGTCCGCAGGTTCCTGAACTTACCCGACCCCAAGCAACGGGCAGCGGAGCAAGCCATGGCCCTGCAAAGGGAGGAAGCCCAACTGGAGCAGTACCGCCAAGCCTACGACAGGCACACCGATTCACTCATCGCTGCTGACAACAAACGGAAGGCCCAACAGGAGCAACGCCGCAAGGACGAAGAAGCGGCCACTAAGCAACGCCTGCTGAAACTCCAAGAGGAAAACAACGCCATTATCAAGTTCGTGGAGGACTTGAACTTGACCCTCTACGAGATGGAACTGGACCGCATCAACAAGCAGGACCAACTCCAAGAGGACCAAATGCTCCGCAATCGGGATGCCTACTTGCGGAATATTCGGATGCGCAACGATGCCGAAGCGAAGTCAGCAGCGGGGCAAGCGCAACGGGAAGCGGACCTTGCATCCCTTCGTGAGAAGTATGTCGGGCAGTCCTTCGCTGTCATCGGGGATATCATCCAAGCAAGTGCAGGCAAGAGCGAAGAAGCCCAACGGCGAGCCTTCAATGTGTCTAAAGCCGCAAGCATCGCCCAAGCCATTGTCAGCACTTACCTTGCCGTAAACTCGGCTTTGGCTATCAAGCCCACGGAAACCGTCTTCCCAGGTCAGCGATTCGTTGAGGCAGGTCTTGCCCTTGCCGCTGGTCTTGCGAATGTGGCCAAGATTAAAGCGACTCAATTTCAAGGCGGTGGAGGAAGCGCACCAAATAGCAATGTCATGGGTGGAGCATCGGGCGCAAGCATGACCCCGCCGCCCATCTTCGCCAATCCCCAAACGACCAACCTCGGAACGGGTGACCTGTCATCGGGTCAGGGTCAGCAGAACCAACCCATGCGAGCCTACGTTGTGGAGCGTGACATCCAGCAGACCACGAGCAGGGTGCGCCGCTTGTCCGAATTTGCAACATTAGGCTAACCCCTACATCTACCCCCATGGAACTACCCGTATATCGGATGACCGTGGACGAAGTGGATGAAGGCGTGCAATTTGTTGCCCTCGTTGACATGCCCGCCATCGAGAAACCTTTCCAAGCCTTCGCTAAGACCCCGCAACGCTTCGCCGAAACGGGGGAACGCAGGGTGCTGACGGGACCGCTCATGCTTGCCGATACGCCCATCTATCGGAAAGACGATACCTATGGCGAATACTATGTCGTATTCGACAAGGCCACCATCCGCAAAATAGTACAGAAATACTTCAAGCAAGGGAACCAGCACAATGTGAACGCCTACCACAATGCCGAACTCGATGGCGTGTTCATGTTCGAGTCCTACATCACCGACGCAACTCGTGGCATCCTTGCACCCAAGGGCTACGAGGACACCCCCGACGGTTCTTGGTTCGGGTCCTTCAAGGTGGAGAACGACGAAGTGTGGGAGAATCGCCACGCCTTCAAGGGTTTCTCCGTGGAGGGCTTGTTCGGGATGAAGAACACGGGGACTGAATTAGAGGTCGCACTCGCTGGCCTCGCAGATGATTTGACCAACTTTTTGCAACATATCAACCCAACCTACAAATCCCTTTAATCTATGAACCTAAAAGCAGCCATTGACACTTTGCGGACTGAACTCCGCAAGTTCACAACCCAAAAGCAATCCTTCGCCGACTACAAGTTGGTGGACGGAACCGTTGTCCGTGTGGACGGCGACCTCGTTGCAGGTACAGCCGTGTATGTGATAACCGAAGACGAAACCCTGCCCGCTCCTGACGGCGAGCATCAAGTGGAAGGTGTTGGCACAATCAAGACCGAAGGTGGCAAAATCACCGAAGTCGTCGTGGCCGAAGCCCCTGCCCCTGCCGAAGAAGTGGCCGTTGCTGCTGAAATAACCCCCGAAGTTGCGGGCGAAGTGGTGAGTGAAATCGCCGAAGGATACCCAATGGTGGACCCGTTGATGGTTGAGGAAATCGTCAAGAAGCACCTCGTTAGCATCATGGAGGAACTCAAAGCCGCCTACACCGAACTCGGAACGATGAAGGAAAAGATGGCCGCATTTGCAAGCCAAATGGAAACCATGACCGACATCGTGGAGAAGGTCGCAGAACTACCGTCCGAAGCCCCCAAGCCAACCGCATCCGCAATCGTGGAGCAACGGAAGGCCTCTGCCCAGCAGAACTTCAACGCACTCGCCGAAGCAATCCAATCACTCAAAAATCCTAAATAAACTTTAACCCCCTAAAAACAAAGCCATGGCATTTTCATTTGGAAATCTAACCGCTTACACCGAGCAGCAAAGGTTGCCGCTCATCACCAAAGCCGTATTCTCGGCCCGTACCGCCGCCCTGTTCACTAAGCAGGTAGGTATCAAATCAGCCGCTGCGTTGAACCTCATGGACACCGATGCGAACCTTGCATCGGGTACGTCTTGCGGTTGGACTGCAACAGGCAACACCACTTTCAGCCAACGGAACATCACCGTTGCACCCATGAAAATCCAAGAGGCTCTTTGCCCTCGTTCCTTGGAGCAATACTGGATGCAGTCGCAGTTGACCGCTGGTAGCCAATACGACGGCGTACCATTCGAGCAGGCGTTTGCCGAGCAGAAGGCTCTCCGTATCGCTGAAGCGTTGGAGAACGCAATTTGGTCAGGCTCTACCTTGGTAACTGGTTTGTTGACAATCTTGAACGCTGCATCAGGTTCAACCGTATCGGGTAACACCGCTGCGATTTCGGGTTCTATCACGACCACCAATGTCATCAGCATCTTTGACAACATCTACACCCGCATCCCACAAGCCATCCTTACCAAGAATGACCTCGTCATCTTCTGCGGATGGGATGTATTCCGCACCTTGATTGGAGCGTTGAAGGCCAACACGGGTGTCATGTACAACCAAGTGGATTTGCAGGGCCTTGCCGATGGCGACATCATCTACCCAGGCACAAACGTCCGTGTCGTTGCAGTCCCAGGCTTGCTCGGTTACAACCGCCTCGTTTGCTCTTACCTCGGTAACTTCTTCTACGGCACCGACCTCTTGTCGGACGAAGAAAACTTCGAATTGTGGTACTCCAAGGACAACGATGAAGTGCGCTTCCAAGCAGCCTTCAAAGTTGGTGTCCAAGTCGCTTACCCTGACCTCGTTGTTGACTGGAGATTGGCCTAAGTGTAAGGGGGGAGGGAAACTTCCCCCGTTATTTTGTTCGCAACCCTAAAATAAAATATACACTATGTCTTGCTCCCTAACTACGGGCTACGCCCTCGGATGCCGTGACGCCGTCGGCGGCATCAAAACTGTCTTTGTCCAAGCCTTCAACCCAACGGGTTCCGTGAACACCAACGGAAGCGGAACGGTCACAGGCTTCACGGGTTTCTCATCGGGATTCTACGAGTACGACTTGACCAAGGCGACTTCGTCCATGACGGAAACCTTGAACGCAAGCACCGAGAACGGCACTTTGTTCTACACGCCCGAAGTGACTTTTACCATCAACAAGTTGCAGACCGCCGTGCGGAATGAACTGCGCCTCTTGGCTCGGAATCGCTTGCTGGTCATCGTCCAAGACAACAACAGCCGCTACTGGGTGTTGGGTGCTGCGAATGGCTTGGAAGCCTCCGCTGGGACTGCTGGAACGGGTACTGCATTCGGTGACCGTTCAGGCTACGAGATGACGCTGACGGGCATGGAACCCGACGCCATGCTGAACATCTTGCCAGCAACATTCTCTGCGCTGACCGCACAAATCAGCGGGTCGTAGAGTATCTTTGACCTGCGGGCCTCATACCCCGCATGGTTTAGTGGTTAGGGCCATCTCTCACGGGGTGGCCCTTTTTTTTGTACCTTTGGGCATGAGAATTTGCATCGTTTACAACGCCCATCCAACGGGTTGCTCGTTCTACCGTTTGGAGATGCCCAACGCCTACCTTGGCGACAACTACACGGAGTTCGATTATGTGTGCGTGGACAATATCGCCAACGTCAAGGATGAGGACTTAAAGACGGTTGATGTGTGGCTATTTAATCGCTTGTGGTGTCAAGGTACTCTTGACCAAATTCGTAACGTCTACAAGGCTCTAACGGCGTTTGGGGCGAAGGTAATCTTGGACTTGGATGACTATTGGGTGCTGGAGAGTGGACACATTATGTATAGACACTATTTGTCCACGAAACTTGACGAGCAGATTCGGGAGCATATCCGCTTGGCCGACCATGTGACCACGACCACCGAACACCTCGCCCAAAAGATACG